GATTGTCAGGGTTGATATCAAAGGCATCGTCAAGTTCTGCTACCATCAACTTACCTGTTTCTCTGGTGTACTGCCTGACTCTTGATATTTTCTCCTGGGAAATGGTTTGCTGCATGACTACCACATCAGATGGTTCTAATTCCTCTAGTGATACCCCGTTCATGGTTACAGCCATAAGGTTTGCTGATTGCTTTTCAATGTACTTAGCCGGTGAGTCTAAACGGTAGACTCTTGCGTTGGTTGGTGATGGATAGGCTAAAATATTCATAGTTGTGAGATAAACTTAAACTCGGCATTAGTAGGCATTTGCAATAATTTATCCCAACACTCTACTAAGCCATTGCCTATGTCCTGGATATGTCCATAGCTGACTACTTTCTTTCTCAGGATGGGAAAGTCTCCGTTGATATTCCAGTTGTGATACACCGTTTTTATATCAGTGGGAAACCAGGAGCCTTCACCGTCAATCATGATCGTCCAGCCGTTATCCCTGAAACAATCTTTAGCTGCCTCGGTCATGTTCATTTGGGGAGCCTTAAACACTTTCTGGTAGGGTAGTTTGATTTCATTAAAGAAGTTGTCAATCTCTTTAATGTAGTTTTTAGTATCGACATAGGTCATTGAACTAAACTCAGGCGGTCTACCGCTTTTGCGATCTGGATGAGTCCAGCCATGCGGGTAAAACTCCAGCCAATCCATTTCCCTGAGTTCATCGCATAGGTCAGGATGGGCTAGGAAGCTCTCAATCTTTCCTGATTGCCCAGACTCCGGCACGGTAAAGAGAGATACTTTTAAATTAGGGTAGTTCTCTTTTAACTTACGCAGAAAGAACAGATTATTATTGACTGGTGAGAAGTCATCAAAGTTTAGATATATCTGACAGTCATTTCTCTGTTTGGCCTCATCTACTAACTTGTAGTAGGTATCTTTAAACTTCTTCATGCTATCGGGATTATCCAGTTGGGTATTGTGGAAGAAGTGTTGGAGAGTCGCACAAGGCACATCAGCAAAGTCGTAGCCTTTAACGTAGAGACTTAACAGAATGTAGTTATCATCACAGCCATAACCTTCGTACTGTTCAGGCCAGTAGCCAATCTCTTTGAGAGCCTGCATGGGAATTAATAAGCCGTTTCCAGTCATGCGTGACCAGGGGATATCGGAAACCATGATAAAGCCATCTCCTATCTGTCCCTCTCTGCCTTTATATCGCCAATCCCAACTTAGGTGTTCAAAATCTTCAGTTACATTTTCCCTGATCCCACACATAATTAGATTAGGTTTTAAATGGGGCACGAAGCGTTCCAGATAGTTAGGCTTAGGTACGCTGTCCCCCATGCAAAAGATAGCGTAGTCTCCATTAGCTTGCCTAAGTCCCTGGTTGATGTTGCGTGATAACCTCATCCCTTTGTGTTTTTGGCGGTAATACTTGAAGGGAATATCAGTCTTGAGGGTTTCTAGATATTCTTTGGTCCCGTCATCTGAACCGTCATCACAGATATATAAAGCAAAGTCTTTGTAAGTTTGGCTCTCCCAACCTTTAATTACTTTCTCTAAATACTGCTTCTGGTTGTATATCCCGACAATGACACTGATGGTTTCGCTCATACGCTTTTAAGAGTAGTTTTATAGGTAGGGGCAACAGTATTTAACTTGCCCTGCTTGATAAACTCATCGGTTCTGGTAATTGTTTCTAGCTTTCGCAGCTTGAAGTATTCAGGATAGGTCTTGTTTTGACCGATAGTTCCGTCAATATGTTCTGCTCTGTAGTTTTCCATGTAGGCCATAATATAATTGTTAGTGGAAAGCCAGGAAGAAAGTAGTACATCATTTCCTCCATGTAAAAAGGCTACTTTAGGCCAACTAAACTCTTTATACACTTCAATGGGGACTGCCGATACCATCCCGCCAATGTGAGGTACTAAACCCACAAACTCTTTATTAAGCCAGACGTAGTTGTATCGGTAAACTCCACCAGCGTTATTGACTAAGCCCTCTGGGTAAGGGGATAGAGCAATCTGTCTAAATGTCTCATAAATACCCACCATTGCCTTGAGCCAACCATAGGTCTTAAATTCCACATCGTTATCTACTTTAACCACAATGTCATAATCTCCTTTTTTGATCTGGTCTACTATTTGATTAGAGGCAAAAGGAATACCCATGTTTTTATCATTGCTTATTAAGTGATATGGTTTGTACTCTTTGAGGTATGCTTGAGTTCCATCAGTTGAGCCCTGATCGACTATGTAGTGGTCAAACTCATAGCCTGCGGTGAGTCTTAGGCTTCCAAAGGTGCGTTTGGTGTAGTCAAGCCTGTCTTTGGTGAGGGTATAAATAGCCACTTTAAGGGGTTTGTTAGAGCCGATACAACCACAGTTGATCTTGCAAGCGTAGGCATCAAAGGTGGGGGTAAATAGTCCGGTTTGGGGGTCGTACTGGCCATCAGTATTAGTAACCGATTTCATCGACTCGTGGACAGTATATTCAGTTAAGATGATGGGGACATGGAAGAATTTAAAGCCATACTTAGCAATCCTAACCCACAAGTTCCAGTCAATAAACTTTTTAATTGCCTCATCAAATCCACCCACCGTAAACAAAACATCTTTTCTCACTAAAACATCTGAGGTATCTATGTAGTTGCGCTTCATCAGCGTGGAGTAGTCAAAATCGTAGTTAATTCCGATCTGGTCTTTACCTTGTTCTTTATTCTCAAAGTGTATCCACCTATCCCCATACACTACCGCTAATGTCTCGTCTTTACTTATAGCGTTATACAGAGCTTGTAGGTGGTCTGGTCTATACAAATTATCATCATCAAGGAATGCGACTAGATCAGCTTTTGCCCTTTGAATACCGGTATTCTTAGGTTTGGTATCACAGCCAAAGTTATCTAGTTTGTAGTACCTAATGCGTTTATCTTTATAGGAGTTGACTACCTCTGATGTGTTATCAGTTGAGCCATCATCCATGATAAGCAGTTCCCAGTCTTGGAATGATTGCTTGATAACTGACTCAATCGCTCTGGGTAAATATTTAGAGGCCCTGTTGTGGGTTGATAAAACTACTGATATTATTGGTTTCATATTCCTAGCAAGAGGCTGAGAGGAGGAAGCCTGCTAGGAAACTCCCTCCTCACAACCTAGTACCTAGCTACTTTGTTAAACACCGCTAAAATCATCATGCTTTTCAGGATGTGCCCTGAAATAATCCCTGCGTTCAAATAATCGTTTTTTCCTTCCCTTTTCCCATAACCGATACTTTCGGCTTGATTGCGTCCATTTCTTCTTTTCCGCAACAATTAGCTCAGTTGTTTTTTCCTGTTCCTTCCTATTAGCCATCGGATCAACTTTGTAATCCCAAGGAATACCTGTTCTAATAGCCGGACCAGAGCCTACATAAAAGCGAGTCACATTAAATAGGCAGTGCTCGCAAAACTGTTTGTCTTTGTTGGTTTTACGTCCGCATTGTGGACAGTCCCAATTTTTCATAGTTTCTCAACCCTAAAGCCCTGCCTAGCCAGAGCTTTATCCGTTGAATAACTATTCAGCGTTTCTACCTATCGAGTGATAAATAGATTTTGCAAAGTTAGCATTCAATACTCTGGTACCAAAGGTTGTTTTCCAAGCAGCGGAAGCAAGTTTATTAGTTGGATCATTTACTCCTGAAGATCCAAAATCATGGAAGTATGTCTCCAGATTTTGCAGTTTCGTAACACCAAAATAATCTGCTCCGGTAACTAAGGTACAGTGGACTTCTCCAGATGTAGCAATAGCTGACTGGTAGGTAGAATTTTCATTCTTGATGTAAGGCTGACCAGATTGCAAGAACCTGATACCGTACATCTTACCCACCTCACCCGTGAACAACTTATCAGAACCAGCGTACGCATTGGCGTAAATCCAAGCTCCAGTAGAAGTATCACCTTGAAGGTCATAAATACTATCAGAACCGGTTACTGCCAGCCATGAACCATTGATGTTGGTAGCCAAGCCTTTCTCACCATTGGGGCGCATATTGCTTCCAATAGGTATAGCTCCTGATCTATCCAAATCTCTGATTGCTCTACGTAGCTGAGTAACGCTTAGTACGGCTGTTCTTGGTACGGTTGACCACAAGGCCAGGAATGTTCCTGCTGTTACCCCTGCCATTACTCGTGTACCTCCAATAGCTGCGACGTTACGAACTACCTTATCAATATCACGTCCTGCCTGATAACCTAATCTCTGGAAGGCAATCTTTTTAAGATCGTCTTTAGAAGTGGCTACCAGTAAGTCAGTGAGTTTGACAGCTCCGGCATACTGTGAGACTGTTCCAGTCACACGAGTAGCGGACATAGCTTCTGCGGTTGTTGCTATTCCTTCACTTTCGGGATTACTCCTGTCACCAAGATTCTCATACCGTGTCCAAACGACTGCATAGGCATTCTCGCCACTGGGAACGTTTAAATTCCTCTGACCAAGCTGTGTCCACACTAATCTTTTCTCTGCGGTATAGAGTAACTGGTTATCGTAGTATTCCTTTTTGTATGAAGGAGTTAATAGTGCTCTAGTTGTGTTTGCCATATATTATTCACCACCTTTAATGTTGGCTAATCATTTCCCCATTGTCCGTGTTTTTTCAGGTATGCTTCCTGTTCTTCAATCCGTGATGGGTCTTTGAACATCGCATCTACATCGACATTATCAATGTCTGATGCTTCAGGAGAGCTGGTAACGGCTTCTTCAGCCTTCTGTTCAATCAGTCTGGCTGTGACCTGCGCTTTACCTTGCTCATGGCCTCCTTGTCTAATGCCCATTATTTTGCCTACAAAATCACTCAAACGAGTTTTCTTATCGGCTTTTAGTTGGACCTTATACAGTTCAGCTATGTTATTGCTTAACTCCTCGTTGTAGCTGGCAGAATTAGGATTTAACTCCTCAAACTTGCGCTCAATTTCGTTGTAGTCCTCTTTGATTTCCTGCTCCTTGCGAAGCCTGAACTCAACATCGGCTACTCTGGCCTGAACAATGCTATCTGCGGTTTGCATCACGTTGCGTTGATAATCCTCTGGAGTTACTTCTTCGGCATTGGGATCCCAAGGCAGTCCCGTAGTAACTTGAGGATATGGAGTAACCTCCGGTTGGTTGGCAGCGTTGAACGCACCGATATACTGTTCATGTGGCCTGACGCTTTGTTTCGCAAGCTGTTCTTTCAGCCTCTTATTCTCGTTAGCAAGCTCCTGAACCCTATTTATCCCCTTGTCTGATTTGACTTCGGGAAACTCTGACAATGTGCTTTCCTCATGTTCGGGTTGGCTTTCAGTTTCCGTCGAAACTTCTTGCGTTTCCTCTACTTGAGTCGTTTGTTCCTCTGACGGGAAGGAAGGAGTCTCTGTCTCTCCTGTTGTTACGTCTAATTGGTCATCAGCCATGATGCTCCTTTCATACACCCCACTAATTATTGGCACCAGCCAGGGTGATGCTGGTAGAGTTAAGAAACTCTGTTAGAGATAGTGCTCGCTATCCCTAGCGCAATTTCTTAACGATCTTGCCTTCTCTTACTTCCTGTGAGTTATCCAGGTACAAACCATGTTCCATAGGACATGAGGTGCAATATGCGTATGGTCCCTTTTGTCTCCAACTATGGGTTTTAAGCATGGGTACAGTCTCATTGACCATATCCAGTTTTTCACCCTCTTTAAATGAGCTATCTTCCTCAAGCGGTTTTATGTCTTGCTTTGTCATGTTTGGCACTGACTACCTGAGTAGTAAGTTCAACAGTGTTGATAATGTTCTGTAACTCATGTGCTACTAAACTGGACAGAGTGAACCTGACTCCGATATCAGCCATACTTTCAGTCCCATCAAACCTAACCTCAAGTAAATGTCTGTATGCTTCAATCCGACTCTCTAACATCGGCTTAAATAAGGTCAGCCAGTAGTTAGTCGCACTAAACTGAGCCAGCATTTCATCCTGTTTAAGCTCCGGTTCTGTTTCTTTAATTTCCTCTTGTATCTTGGTAAAGAGCTTTGAAAACCCCTGCTCATCGGGCATGACTGCATCACTGTCCATATGGCATAGCAGGAATACCGGCACTGTTACCTAACAGTGGGGGCATCTCTGGTCCTTGTGCGCTTTGTTCTATCTCGGCTGCAAACTGTTCCATCATTTCTGGTGTTACTTGAGCTGGGTTTTGAGCGTTGACTGGTTGGCCTGGTATGCTTTGAGGCATTTGTCCTGGCATTTCCTGTCCTGGTACACCCGTAGGTTGTTCTGGATTGTCTGGAAGTATCTTGTCAATGTTTTTAAGTTTCTTAGCGTTTAAGTATTCCCTAAATAACTGCTTCTCATCTATGCCTAAACGTGGGGCAAAGTTGGGGTCTTTGGTAATTAAGACAAATAGCTCCTGCATGGTAGCAGCTTCACCCTCTAAGTCAGGTTTCATAGTTGATCCGGTTTCCAGCACAAAGTCATACTTGGCTTTAATCATTTCCGGTTTTATAGCCATAGAGCCATACTTCTGTTTGTTATCGAAGAACTCCATCACATCTGGATATTCTTTGTTGATATCCTCTGCCTCTGCTCCAAATATCCGCATTAAGACTGGCTTCTCTAACTTGTTGACGATCATGTTAATCCACTTGTTTTCTCTGTCCTCAATCATCACCTCCATCATGACTCTATCCCATTCATCCCTAGCTGACTCTCTATTTGCAGCCATACGAACTGCTTGTGGAGTTTTACCCATCCCTGCATCTGTACCTTCAGATGTTGAAATATTGGTTGTTCCGGCCTGGTTCATCATAATTGACTTTAAAAAGCCAAAGGTTGACTGGAAGGTAGATAGTCCCTGGGGAGATAACTTTGTTTCCTGGATATGCACATTAGGCATGCCGCCATCTTTTAAGAACCACTTTTCACCAGCTCCCCATTTGACTGAAGACATGATGACTTTTTTGGGATCCATCTGCATGGGAGGAAAGATTGAGTATTTAACCCCATCAAGATATAGGTTAATCAGTGAGTTCATGGCATACTGCAAGGTCTTGCCTCGCTCAAACTCTCCTAGACCGATGATGGAGTCAATCAATGGGAAACAGTCTTTAGCGACAATCGGTAAGTCTCCCCAATAGGATTGTTCCTTATCACCATAGGGGTTTTTAATAGCTCTAAGTATCAAGTCATACTTAGGAGCAAAGGTAATCCATCTGTCATTACGGTACTCGGTCCTGACCTCTACCATTGGGAAGATAGTTTTTCTGGTGTTTTGTTGGTAATAAGTTGTTTGAATAAAAGACTGTTGATCTTCGGGTAGGTTGTCTGAAGTGATTGCCTCTCCGTCTTTAGTATCTCCCATGACTTTTTTCTTCAGTTCGTCTATGTTCATCCATGTTTCTTTGCTGCGTTTCTCAAGCCAAGCTAAAGATTTCATTGACCCCATTTGAAAGTAAGTACACTCATGGACTGAGGTAGCATGCGGATCAGGCCAGCACATCCTTATAGGCCAGGGGATCATTTCAGGCTGTTGGTCTATCCAAGGAGTTAAGGCAAACATCGTCCCGTACACTTGGGAGTAAAAGTCCATCATGCGCTCTTTAATCAGCATAGGTCTCCAGAAGGTAGCGTGCTTGTAATAATACTCTCGTAGTAAGTTCATCAGCCTGTTCTTACCTATATCGTTTTTTGAAGTGGCATAGGCTTTACCTCGTGGGGATTGCGCCATGACTCTGGCGGTTCTCTCAAAGGCGATGGTGTTTAGTTCGGGGTCAAACACTTGAGCGTCTGTTTCTGCACTCATCTCGTCTTTTAACTTACAAATTATCAAAGCCTCTTTCTCGTCAAAGTCTTTGCGGATAGGCTGCATATACTCCCAGCTAGAAGCTGCGTGGTCGGTGATCTTTTCCAGATCGTTCCGGCATTAACAGAAGAGTTCAAAAAGCGATTGGGT